ATCATTTCAAAGCAGCTTATCCCCAGATGAACAGGTATCAACATGCACGTCCTGGTCTATCCCATTACACTCTCACCCATGACATGTTCCTGGCCTTGAGATCAGAGTATGATAATTTCAAACAGAATATTCACTACACTCAAAAGAAAGTAGGATTCAAGAGACTGTATACGGCTCTACAAAAGAATCCACAATTTATACAGGCCTTCAAACAAGCCAACCCGTACGCAACTAAAGAGAAGTTCGGACCTGACCTAGTGAAGAACCTTCTCAAGCATCGGGGATTTGACACATACGATGATTTCCTAAAGAAAGAACCCTACCTGAATCACAAGCTTGTGAGCATAGAATGGTTGGATACCCCTTGTGACACAGGCACTATCACAGTTGACGGTGATGAGATCTGGCACAACTATCATACCTTTGCAATTGAAGGGGGTATCTTCACTAAAAACAGTGGGGGCGGAAATTCAGTGTTGGACGCAGCATATAGCCCCATTGCCATTAACGAAGATTTCTTCCTGGCACAAAATGCAGAAGGCAAGGGAAGCCGCATTGAAACCCTGCCTGGTGGTGAAAACCTAGGTCAAATCGACGACTTGAAGTATTTCAACAACAAAATGATCCGTGGACTGGGTATTCCATCAAGCTATTTGCCCACTGGGCCCGATGACGGCACAGCAGTATTCAGCGACGGCAAAGTGGGCACTGCATTTGTGCAGGAATATCGTTTTACCAAGTATTGCCAGCGACTGCAAAACCTTATGGCTCCGGTATTTGACAAGGAATTTAAACTGTTCCTCAAGCATCGTGGTATTGAAATACAAAGCAACTTGTTTGATTTGCAGTTTTGGGAACCACAAAGCTTCAGTGATTACCGCAAGATTCAAAAGGACAGTGAACACATCAACTTGTTCACCAGCATCATGGGCAGCGATGCAGGCAAATATATCAGCAAGCGTTATGCTCTAGTTCGTTACCTGGGCTGGACCGAAGAAGATGTCTTGGAAAACGAAAAAAAGTTCCAGGAAGAAAACGCCGACAAAGTCAAAGCCAAGACTGGCAAGGCTCCCAGCGATCAGGGTGGCGGTGTGGGTCTGGAAAACGTGGGCATCCGCGACATTGGTGGTCCCGAAGCCGACATGGGATTGCCGGGAGAAGAAGGAGCAGAGCTTGGTGGCGCAGAACTAGGTGGTGCACCACCACCTGGCGGAGCAGAAGCGGGAGGAGCAGCACCACCGCCGCCCCCAGCAGGAGGAGTATAGTATGCAAGCTGAAGAAATTGGATATACAGATCCAGCACAAGACAAGTTTACGCAACGCAAGATGTCAGATAGCCGCAAGCCAAAAATCACGTTGGCACATCTCAATCGACTCAAGAAGATGCGAGCTGCCAAGGATTTGGAAACACTGATGCGTCAGGATTTGATGCAGTTGATGTATAGCGCCCCTACAGAAGAAGCCGGGGGCATGGGACTGTAACATGACTTATACTTTACAAATAAACACTACAACAGGCACGGGCAACATCACAGTGCCTGACGGCGCGTTAAACACTACGTCCACCAGTCTGGCATTGCCTGGCAGGAACACAGTGAACTATGGATTGAGTCTCAATCAAAACCTTGTGAATTTGTTGCAGAACTATGCCTCAGTCAATGCTCCTGCCAACGCAGTGTTGGGACAGTTGTGGTTTGACACCAGCGGGAATGGATTGCGGATTTACGACGGCCAAAATTGGGCCACTGTTACTCCTGCTTGGAATGACACAGCAGGAAGCCACGGTATAAAAATAACCCTGGGTGTGAATAGTTATTATCTAACAGCAGTGACAAGTCAAAGTCAGATTGCGGCAATCTTCAGTGAACGTGAATTTGTGCCAGCAGAACTGCCGGATACTGTGCAAATACCCGGCAGCGTCAGCGCCTACACCTTCCGAGACAGATTTCCTCAAGGTCTGGGACAGGGATTGACCTTGGCCTCTGAGAACAGCAACTTGTTTGTTATGACTGGTGTGGCTACTCGCGCCCAGCAACTCAACAACGCCAGCAACATTTCCTTAATGGGAGATGTTTCTGGTTCCATTATGTTTGACGGCAGTCAAGATGTTGTAATCAACAGCAGCCTGGGAAATCTCAATGTAGCCGGAACCTATCAGCAAGTGACTGTGGATAACACCGGTCGTGTGGTGGGGGGCAACGTCAACTTGGGCAATGCAGACATCACCACGGCGTTGGGCTACACTCCTCTTGGCAGTATTGCCATGGCTGGGGATGTCAGTGCCATTACCAGCATAAATGGCAGTGTTTACACTGTGAATGTGGCTATTGCCAACAGCGGTGTCACAGCAGGAACTTATAACAGTGTAACGGTTGATAATCGTGGTATTGTAGTGGACGCTGCTGTGAGCTTGGATCTGCCACAATACGGCATAATCATGTGGCCCCAGACTTATCCAGTTCCCAGTAACTTTGCCATATGCAATGGTCAAACAGTGACTGGAGCAAATGGTGTGGTGATTAAAACACCCGACTTGCGAACATATACCATCGGCACGACCACATTTATTATGAGAATCAGCTAAAAAATCAGCGATTTCAACATATTTTGATTCAGTGGTGTAAATATCTCTGAGTCTGTTTGGCTTTTAACAAGGAGCAACGAAATGAGTAAAACAAAGTTGGAGAAGGTGTTGGAACACCTGCTCAATAACCAAGAGGGTCAAGCCAAGGCCCTGTTACATCAAATCTTTATTGAAAAGGCACGTTCAATTCATGAAGATCTCATGACCCAGGAAGAAGAGGGTGATGATTTCGGCATGGGTGGAAGCGGTAGCGACGAGGATGATTTCCTGGGCGCAACCAAGCATCGTGACTCCGGCATTGCCGACGATGAAGACGAAATCGAGTTCGAAGAAGTCATGAGCGAAGAAGATCAAGACGACGACATGGCTGATGTTGTTGACGATGGGGCTGATGACGACATGGGTGGTCAAGACGACATGGACATGGACATGGACATGGATGGTCAAGACGACGACATGGATGGTCAAGATGACATGGGCGGCGAAGCCGGTGAAATGCAAGGCATGGAAAAGGGCATCGATGCACTGAGCAAGGCATTGGAAGATCTGCAAGCGGAATTTGATCGTCTGCAGGGACACGAAGCTGGTGAAGAAGCCGGTGAAGAAGGCGAAGATGACATGGATTTCGGTGACGAAGAAGGCCAAGGCGAAGGCGATGTCATGGACGACCAAGAAGGCGGCGCAGAAGACGACGACGTGGAAGAAAATTGGTTGCACGAGGAAGACGATTGGGACGATCTAGCCGAAGGCTTGAAGTTGGATGTTGTCACATCAGATATGTTGAACCAACAGAAGACACCAGGAGAAGTGGGTAGCGGACCAAAGTTTTCAGGTGACGTTGGACGCAGCGTAAAGAGCCCACTGCCAGCTAGTCAAAAAGATCGCATGGGCGCAGGCCCAGTGACCATGGGCAAGGGCGCAGAGAAGAGCGGCTATGAGCGTGAAAGCGCACCAAGCAGCGCAACTTTGAAGCACACCCAAGGCGACAACCGTCGCAGCAAGGCCACACAAGGCATGAGTTCTGTTAGCAAGGAAGGCGCAGCAGGAGCACTCCTCAACAAGAGCACAGAAGGCAACAAGCGTAGCCCTCTGAGTCGTGCCCCAGCAAAATAAAATTGCTGAAATAACCAAGAAAAAGCTGTAGGACTAAGTCCTACAGCTTTTCTTATGAAAAACCATGAGAAATACTGCCATTTCAAACGGTTATTTCCGAACATACTAAATATCTCTGGCAAATATGTCCCCGAGGATGAAAATGAAGAGCAGTCTTCTTATAGAACACTTAACATACGAAAAAGCAGCAGCAGAGGTTCTCACTGAGACTGACGCCAGCGGCCACACTAAAAATATGTATATGAAGGGCATCTTCATAGAAGGGGCTTTGCGCAATCAAAATGGCAGAGTTTATCCCACACGTGAAATCCACAAAGCTGTGGAACAAATCAAAGAACAAATTCGCAAGAATAACAGCGTGTTGGGCGAATGCGATCATCCTCAAGAACTACAGATTCATTTGGACCGAGTAAGTCACAAGATTACAGATATGTGGATGGATGGCAACAATGGCATGGGCAAGTTGCAAATCTTGCCAACACCATTGGGCAACATTATTAAAACATTACTTGAGAGCGGAGTCAAGCTGGGAGTTAGCAGCCGTGGTTCGGGAAATGTCGATGATCAAGGTCAGGTCTCGGACTTTGACATGCTCACCGTGGATGTTGTTGCAAATCCCAGCGCACCAAACGCATATCCAACTCCTGTGTATGAACAGCTAATGAATCGTAGACATGGATACCGGACCCTGGATCTAGCAGAAAGCATCAAGCATGACCCACGTGCCCAAAAGCACTTGCATAAGGCCCTGCTGACCTGGATCGATGATCTAAAACTTTAAAAGGAGTAACCGTCCGATGGAAAAAACATTGAAAGACCTCCTGGAAAATGACGTATTGGGCGATGAGCTCAAAGCATCACTACAGGAAGCCTTTGACAATAAGATTAAAAGCATGGAGACTCGTCTCCATGAAGACTACGCCGCACGTTATGCAAATGACAAAGCAGTGTTGGTCGAAGCCATGGACAAGATGTTGAATGACACAATTCGTTCAGAGTTGGGTGAGTTTGCAGAAGACCGCACCAACCTGCGCCGCGCCACTACCACAGCAGCCAAGCGTTACAACGCCAAACTGCGTGAACACATCAAAGCCATCAACAGCTTTGTGGCCAAGCAACTAAACGAAGAGATTGCCGAGTTTGTAAAAGATCGCAAGCAACTCAAAGTTCAACGTCGTCAAATGGCAAATGAACTAGTAAGCATACGAGAAAACACCAGCTTGGAATACACACAACGTGTTCGCAAATTGGAAGAATTCGTGCTCAAGCAACTAAGCGAGGAAATCGCAGAGTTCCACGGTGACAAAAAGGCACTGGTTGAGCAACGTGTGAAATTGGCACAGGAAGGACGCAAGCGTATCGAAGAGACACGTGAGCAGTTCATTAGCCGTGCTAAGAATTTGGTGGAAAACACACTTAACACTGTTATCCGTAGTGAACTCAGCCAATGGCGCGAGGACATCAAGGAAGCCAGAGAAAACAACTTCGGCCGCAAGATTTTCGAAGCCTATGCTGCTGAATACATGAACAGTTATCTGGCCGAAGGCAGTGAAGTGCGCAAGCTGACCCGTGCGTTGACAGAGAGCCAAGCTCGTCTGGATGCAACCGTGCGTCAAGTGGACCGCCAGAAGCAAGCTCAAACACGCTTGGTTGAGGATGCTCAATCCAAGATCAGAGCTGCAAACGATCGCGCAGACCGTTTGGCTATCATGAGTGAAATCATGTCTCCACTGGGTCGCGAAAAGAGATCAGTGATGGAAGACCTGTTGAAGAACATTCGCACAACAAACTTGCGCGAAGCATTCAACAGATATCTACCCACTGTGATGCAGGGCAATGTTGCCCATGCAGGGACTGCCAATCAGGCTGGAAAGCGTGCATTGAGTGAGAACAAACAGTCTGTGGGTGTCACAGGCAACAGAACCAACAAACTTGCAGAAACAGTATCGGAAGAAACTAGGGATGACCTGGGCCAAATTCTATACCTGGCAGGTATCAACAGAGAATAAGGAGCAAATAAACAATGAGTAAGAATCTCTATGAGACACACTGGGCAGCAACGAAACAGGCCCTGTGCGAAGGTCTCACAGGTCAACGTAAAAAGACCATGGACCAAGTCCTAGACAACACCAAGCGTGAACTGAACAAGATGAGCGGCATCCTGTTCGAAAGCAGCACACCAGGCGGCACCAGCGCTGGTAACATTGCAACCCTGAACAAGGTGATTTTGCCAGTTATCCGTCGTGTTATGCCAACTGTCATTGCCAACGAAATCATTGGCGTGCAGCCCATGACAGGTCCAGTGGGTCAAATCCACACCCTGCGTGTGCGTTATGCTGACACATTTGGTTCTCCAAATGCAGTGCAAGCCGGTGCAGAAGCACTGAGCCCATTTGATATCGCTCGTTTCTACAGCGGTAACGGCAACAGCACAACCCCCAAGGCTGCTCCCACAAGCGTGCTCGAAGGAACTGCTGGCAAGCGCTTGAACATCCAGATCCTCAAGGAAACAGTGGAAGCCAAGACACGTAAGTTGTCAGCTCGCTGGACATTTGAATCTGCTCAGGATGCACAAGCCCAACAAGGCATTGACATCGAAGCAGAAATCATGGCTGCTTTGGCTCAGGAAATCACCGCTGAAATCGACCAAGAAATCCTTTACAGCCTGCGTGCATTGGCTGGCACTGGCTTCACATACGACCAAGGCGCAGTGAGCGGCACAGCAACATTCGTTGGTGACGAACACGCAGCATTGGCAACATTGCTGAACTATGCAAGCAACCAAATTGCTGCTCGCACACGTCGTGGTGCTGGTAACTGGTGTGTTGTTAGCCCCCTGGCTTTGACAATCCTGCAAAGTGCAACAACTTCAGCTTTTGCTCGCACAACTGAAGGCACATTTGAAGCCCCAACAAACACCAAGTTCGTTGGCACACTGAACAGCAGCATGCGTGTGTATGTTGACCAGTTTGCAAGCATGGACACCAACGTGTTGGTTGGTTACAAGGGACCTGGCGAAATCGACGCCGCGGCCTATTACTGCCCATATGTGCCACTAACAAGTTCAGGTGTGATCATCGATCCAAACACCTTTGAACCAGTTGTGTCATTTATGTCACGTTACGGCTACCTGGAACTGAGCAACACAGCCAGCAGCTTGGGTAATGCAGCTGACTACTTGGCTGGTATTGCCATCAA